AAGTCCAATGTTTAGAATAGGGGGTTAAAAATGAGAGGGCCGAAAAAGAAACCGACACGGATAAAGGTGCTTGAGGGTAAGCGGGGTCATGTTCCTTTACCTGTTGGTGAGCCGATTCCACCTATGGATTTACCAGATCCGCCTGAACATCTTGACAAATATGCTTTAGATGAATGGGGAAGGGTAGCAGAAGGCCTTAATATTATGGGGGTACTTTCCAGCATTGACCAGGCGGCATTGGCAGCATATTGTGGCGCGTACAGTAGGTGGCGAGCGGCGGAAGAGGAGTTGGCGGAACTGAGGAAGAAATCAAAATTACAGGCGCTTGTCTTGAAAACCGTGAGCGGGAATTGGATTCAGCAACCCTTGATCGGGATAGCGAACAAGGCGGCAGGTGATATGGTGAGATTTGCGGCGGAGTTTGGGATGACGCCGAGTGCAAGGGCGCGGTTGGGTGTCGTTCCGGGGAAGAAGACGAAGAGTAAGTTTGCGGGATTGGTAGGTATGCAGGGGGGTAAGAAATAAATGGTAAAGGTTGAAATCAAGACGGTTAAGCTGTCACAGATCAAGTTGAATCCTGATAATCCTCGCAGGATTGGCAATGTAGAGATGGATCGCCTGGTTAAGAGCCTTCAAGACTTTCCTGAGCAATCTATGGGACGCGCACCAAGGAATGTGCTTCTATTGTGGGGTGCCTTTGGTAGATTATCGTTGCCTTGAACACCTCACGCCATTATCGCGGGGCGGTAAAAATCAACCCTTCAATTTGGTCTATTCTTGCAAGTCCTGCAACAGCAAGAAGCGACAAAAAACGCTCGAAGATTTTGCCATTGATACGGGGCGAATATGGCTCGTTGATAAATGGGAGCGCATTTTTATTTATGCCTATGGACGCACAAAGGAGGCTCAATGCAATACCGCAAATTGAAAGACCTTAAGAAGCTGGAAGGCAATCCCCGGATCATCCGGGACAAGCAATTTCAAAATCTTGTCGCTTCTATCAAGGAAAACCCGAAGTTCTTTGAGGCGCGGCCCTTGATCCTGTCTGACCGGACAGAGAGCCTTGTCATCATCGCAGGCAACCAGAGATATGAGGCGGCGAAGGCGGCGGGGCTTAAAGAAGCTCCAACATACCTCATGGAGGGCTTGACCGAGGCGAAGGAAAAGGAAATCACGATCCGGGATAATACCCAACAGGGTGAATGGGACATGGATTTGCTGTCAACATGGGATGACCTGCCTCTTGTGGAATGGGGGGTGGATCTGCCGGAGGACTGGTTAAAGCCCCTTGACGACAAGCTTCCCGGAGAGGGCAGCGGTGCGGAAAAAGAAAATAAAACAACGTGCCCTAAGTGTGGGTTTGAATATGCAATCTGAAATAGCCTTCCTCGCATACTATCCAGAGAAGAAGCGGAGCGACAACAACAGCTTCGAGGGTAACTATAACATCGGGGCAAATGTCATTATGGACGTGCTGGGGCGCAAGGGGATTAGATGCGATATATGCACGCCCGACACGGCGCAAAAATACAAGATCGTGTTGATTTCCTTGACATCTGACTATGATTGCCTTGCTCTATATCGCGCCGTTGCCTTGCTCCCCACATGGCAACTAGGGCGCAGATTCAAGGTAGTAGCTGGCGGCGCGGGTATGCAAAATCCGACAACGATCAGAAAATATGTTGATTATGCAGTGTTTGGGCGCGGGGAAAATATCATCCACCCCTTGATTGGTTGCATCATGGGCGGCGGCACTTTCACGCATGAAAGCGTGATGAACCTGCCCGACATCCACCCAGTAAAATTAGCGCAATCGTCGGAACTGTACCCGCATGACATAGACTTAGGCGGTGGGCGGGGCTGTCGCCAATGGAAGGAATCATTTATAGGCTGTCCGAATAAATGCCTGTTTTGTCNTTACACATGGGCGCGCAAGAAGATCGGCGGTGATACTTACTATCAAGGCGACCTGACGATGAAGCGGTCTATTGAATGCCTATGGAAAGACATCCCGAATATCAACAAAAAAGAGGGGCGCATCAGGACCGCGATAGATGGATTCTCCGAACGCCTCCGCATGGCCTGCGGAAAAAAGATCAGTAACCAGGAAGTCATCGACGGCATAAACCACCTGGGAAGTTTTGCCGGCACGACGGTCCTGCTCGTCTACAACATCAGCAATATGCCACACGAGTCACAAGCCGACCGCGAGGAACTTTATTCAACAGTGAGGCGGGCAGACCCGGAAAACAGGGTAATTGTGGTTTTTCAGAGCACTCCTTTCCGCCCGTCGCTTTTGACGCCCCTCCAATGGGCTCCCGTCACGCTCTACCCGGCAACATCCGACCTATCCGCGCAGGTGATCCACGACAGCGATAATCTCCGCGTGATGCACTCATTCAGCAATGAAAGCCCGTGGTCACAACTGGAAACGGTGATCGTATCCAGGGCAACGCCGGAGACTGACAAACTATTCCATGCTCTATGCTTCCATCCGAAACTCAAGAAAGGAACGGCGCGGGAGAGGGTGGGGCTATTGCAGAGGAGTTTCGATTTATCGCCCTACTTGCGGGAATATACCGGCGACGAAAAACACCCTGCGTGTTTCCTGTCGTCTTATACAGACAACGAGAAGCTACGCAGGGCCTATGAGGTGGCTGAAGGAAAACTTAAATGAGTTTATTTTCTTTTTTTGGCCTTCCGCCCTTCCGCCCGTTCTCGCGGGAGGACGGTGAGAGGTATTATGAGTTAACTTCCACATACCGGGTGATCAACTCCAAAATTACCCCCTGCATGGTCTTGTCTTCCGCCAGTGCCTTCATTTTCAGTGCCTTCCGGATTGCGACCGGGACATTACGGATGATGATCGCGCTTTCCTTTTCGTCGCCTTCCTCTTTGTGGATTTTCGCCGCCCAACCCTGGGGGCAGGACATATACGATGATCCTACCCGCAAAACGTATACCCCGGCGGGAGAAAGCGCCACATTGCCATATACCCCGGCTTGGTGTTTCGCCGGGTGCTCATACAATCCTATCGATTTCCATGTATCTGCCATTTTAAGCCACCTCCTGCGGGTAAATATCCAAAGTGTTGGGACTGCAAGCAAGGCACTTGCAGCCCAGAATCTTTTTAACTTCATCTTCCGCCGCAATAGGGTTCCCGGCGACGGTGACTCTTATTGTTTCGCGTTTTTTTGTGATTTTATGTTTCCAATAATCGGGATGATCCCAGTGCAATTCCTTTCCGTTTTTAAAAGATGGATAATACTCCGTTTCACCCCGCCCCTGCTCGGACAATATTTTAAAAAAACAGTCCTTACCGCCGCCTTCCAATCCGATGATTTTTTGAATATCCACTGTTACCCTCATGATTTTTCTCCTCTCGTTTTTATTTTCGGGGTAATTCCCGCTCTGTTGATTCTAATGTATATTATTACAATCAAGATGTCAAGCTTTTTTTTCATATATTCAAAAATAATTTCGTCATTATATTTAATGAGTTACGCAATTAAGCAAAAAAAATTTAAAATAATTATATAGGAAGGCAAAGCCATGAAGCGTCTTTATGATTCGGTTCGGTGGCGCAAGGTAGCCAAGCGGCAACTTAGCCTTTATCCTCTATGTGCCATGTGTGAGAAGATGGAGGTTGTTACTGCGGCTTCGATAGTCCATCACATAATCCCACACAAGGACGATCCGGTGTTGTTCTGGGATGAAGGTAATTTAGAGTCCGTTTGTGCATCGTGTCATAGTGGTGTCAAAAGGATGGAAGAGATACACGGTTACTCACAGGCGGCGGGCGTGGATGGGATGCCGATAGACCCGAAACATCCGTTTAATAAAACATGAGGTTGTGCAAGGATGGAAAAGTAACCTAATGCAAAACACAAAGCGGGTTAAGAACATCATTAAGTTTATCGAGCAGTTGACCGTTCCTTCGGGTAAGGGGGAGGGCGGGCGTGTTAAACTGAGGCCGTTTGAAAAGAAGTTTATTCAAGATGTATATGGACAGGTTAATGAATTAGGGAATCGGAAGGTGAGAAGGGCGATCCTCAGTATGGCACGGAAGAACGGGAAGACGTTTTTGATTGCATGTCTCGCTCTTGTGCATTTAGTCGGTCCTGAAGCGATAAAGAACGGCGAGATATATTCAGCGGCAAATGATCGTGACCAGGCAGCGATAGTATTCAAGTATGCGGCGCAGATTGTCAGGGCGGAGCCGGAACTGTTGGCACTTATTAAGATCGTCGATTCCACGAAGACGATGGTCTGCTTTGCAAACGGTTCAATCTATCGTGCGGTAAGCGCAGAGGCGGGTACGAAATTCGGCTTGAACCCTACGGTAGTAATTTTTGACGAATTGGCGCAGGCGAAGAATAGGGAACTCTATGATGCGCTTGATACTTCTATGGCCGCGAGGCTGGAACCCCTATATGTGGTAATATCGACACAATCCAACGACCCGCAGCACATTCTCTCACAGTTGATTGATGACGGACTATCAGGGCGTGACCCCTCAACGGTATGCCACCTGTACGCTGTGCCGGATGATGCGGATAATGTATTCACCGACCAGAAGTTGTGGAAGTTGGCGAATCCTGCATTGGGTGATTTCAGGTCTTTGTCTGAGATGAAGACGGCGGCAAAGCGGGCGGTCAGGATGCCGACGTTTGAAGCAGCATTCCGCAATTTGTATCTTAACCAGAGGTGTCGTGCTGAAACGCCTTTAATACCACGGCAAGAATGGGTGGCGTGTCAGGGTGACGCTACCATAGAAAATGGGTCGGAGATATACCTTGGGTTGGATCTCTCAGGCAAGACGGACTTGACGGCGCTGGTTGCTATATCAAATGGTGAGAAGGATAGAGTAAAGGCATGGTTCTGGAAGCCGAAAGAAACACTGCTTGAGCATGAGAAGCGAGACCGGGTGCCGTATTTTGTATGGGAGAAGCAGGGCTTCATTGAGACTACTCCGGGGAGGGCAATTCAATATGACTGGGTGGCTGCTCGGTTGGCGCAAATATTTCATGAGTATAAGATTATCGGGATGGCATTTGACAGATATCGGATTGACGACCTCATGAATGCTATGGGCAAGATCGGGCTGGATTGTTATGTTGATGGGAAGGACAAGCCGCAGGTGGGATCTATTCGACTTGTACCATGGGGACAGGGGTACGCATCTATGACGCAGGCAGTTGAGGCGATTGAGGTGTCGATTCTTGAGCGCAAGTTTGTGCATGACGGGAATCCGGTATTGACGTGGAACTTTGCCAATGCCATGAGCATATCAGATGCGGCAGGGAACAGGAAGATTGACAAAAGCAAGACGCGGTTCCGCATAGACGGTGCAGTAGCCGCCGCAATGGCTATTGGGCTGAAGTCGCGGGATATGGTGGAAGTCCCGGCACTCTCGGTTTACGAAGGTCTATCCCCGGAGCAGATGAAGGCGCGGTTAGCATTTTAATTGAAGGAGAAAATCATGGACAACATTAAATCATTTCCAATTAAGCAATTACAGCCGGGTCAACAGATCCATGTGGACTTGAAAAACGCCATGCAGAAGGTCTGCGAGTGCGGGTGCCGGTATTTCATCCCGGTGGTGGCAGTCTACACCGTATCGGCGCTTGTATCACCCACGGGCCAGGAATTGACGGCGCAACAGCCGGTACTCCTGTGCATGAACTGCAAGGAACTTTTGAAATAGGAGGAGACCCCATGACTGAACTTCAAGACCTTCCAAATAAGAAACTTATTCGCGTGAGTGAGGCTGCTGCCTATTTTGGTGTTCATGAAAGAACGATACGCCTATGGGTTGAACACGGCAAATTGACAGCGGTAAAGCCGACAGGGACAATATTTATATTACGCGAATCAATCGAAAACTTCCATTTGTGTGTCCATCCCGAATAAGATCATGTTACAAGTTGTTACACAATATTACAATTTGTTACAATATTTCCACCTTTTTTAATCCCGCCCATCAATTCCACTTTACAAAGTATAAAGTATCTGGATAAAATATATCCGCATTTAGAAAAACTGTATATTTATTATACACTGTTCTCAAAAGCTGGATACTTATTATACACGAAACGGGTGGTTTTATGTGAATATCTTATCAAGAATTAAACATTTTATCCGTAACCTCTCCCTCACAGACCCCAAAGCATGGAGCCCCTCGCTCTGGAATCTGGTTGGATCCCAATCGCTATCTGGCGAAAACGTCACCGAACACACCGCCCTTACCTATTCCGCCGTCTGGAACGCAATCTCGCTCATATCAGGAACAATAGCCGCATTGCCCTTACATCTGATGCAGAAGAAGGGTGAAAAGAAGCGCATTGCCGATGACAGGAAGCTCTATGGCGTTATGCACGACATATGGAACCCCTATATGACGGCAATGGCAGGGCGCGAGTGCATGATGGCGCATATACTCGGATGGGGCAATGGGTATGCAGAGAAGGTTATCAACGGCTACGGGGAAATTAAAGAATTGTGGCCTATCACTCCTAACCGGGTGAAAGTCAAAATGTATGAGGGGGAATTACTCTATTACATCAATATGCCTAACGGTCAGGATGTTGTCTTGCGGAGGGATCAAATACTGCACATACCCGGTCTTGGATATGACGGATTCATGGGATATTCCGTTATTGCCCTTGCACGCAAATCAATCGGCCTGGGTATGGCTATGGAAACATTCGGCAGCCGATTCTTTGGCGAAGGCACCCATCCGGGTGTCATTGTTGAGCACCCGAACCAATTATCCGCGCAGGCGCATACAAACTTAAAAAACTCGCTCATGGAATCTTACAGCGGCCTCGGTAATTCGCACCGGATGTTGCTGCTCGAAGAAGGCATGAAGTTTCAGAAGATTGTCATTGACCCCAAAGATTCGCAATTTTTAGAAAGCCGTCAATTTAACATTCCGGAGATTGCCCGCTGGTTTAATCTTCCTCCCCACAAACTGAAAGACCTGACAAAATCATCATTCAACAATATCGAATCGGAGCAAATATCATTCGTAACTGATTCTATCCTCCCTTGGTTAATCAGGCTTGAGCAAAATTACAATATGCAGCTTCTCTCAGCAGGGGACAAGGCGCTCTATGGAGCGGGGCGGCTGTACTTCAAGCATTCAGTTGAGGGATTGTTGCGCGGCGATGCTAATAGCAGGGCGCAGTTTTACACAGTCATGCTGGACAGGGGTGTATTCTCGATAAACGAAGTACGGGAACTTGAAGATAAGGACCCGATAAAGGGAGGGGACATTCACCTTGTCCCGATGAATATGACAACACTTGAAACCGCCGGTAAACCACCGGAACCGAAACAGCTCCCGGCGCCGGAGCAGATACCCAAAAAGGGTAACGGGAAAGATCAAGAGGCGCAACAGGAGGAACGGCCATGAAGCAATGGTTTAAGATCGAAAACAAATCCGATAGGGCTGAAATCTGGATCTATGAAGAAATCGGCGAGGATTGGTTTACCGGGGGAGGGATCACGGCGAAGAACTTCCAGAAGGAACTGGCCGGTATTAAGGCCGGACAGATTGACCTTCATATCAATTCGCCGGGCGGCCTCGTATTCGACGGGATCACGATTTACAACCTTTTGAAGCAGCATCCCGCAAACGTGACCACCTACATTGACGGCCTCGCGGCTTCCATTGCCTCTGTCATAGCTTTAGCTGGTGACAAGGTGGTTATGGCCGAAAACGCCCTTTTTATGGTTCATCAACCCTTTGGGATGGTGGCCGGGAACGCAACGGATATGCGTGACTTTGCCGACAAGCTGGACAAGGTTGGCGGCGCGATCTCTCAGACATATCTATCAAAGACCGGGAAAACCGACGAGGAAATCAAGACCTTGCTCGACGCTGAAACATGGATGACGGCAGACGAGGCGCTTGAAATGGGATTTATTGATGAAATAAGTGGCGAGGTTGACATGGCCGCGTGCGCCAGGTTTGTTCCTGCCATGCAAAAAGCGAAATTTCAGCACATCCCGAAAGGGATTGCAGCGAAAAAAGACAGACCAACAGCAAAGGACGCGGAGAAGGCCCTGCGTGATGCAGGATATTCCCGCAAACAGGCAAAGGAAATTCTGGCAAAGGGTTACTCCGACGATCTGCGCGATGCAGATGAGCCGGAACCGGCCCCGGTTCTGCGCGATGTTGAACCAAAAAAGAAAGACCGCATAGCCGACTTGCTGACAAGGGCAGAAATAGCAGCACCATCAAAATAAAAAAACGAACAAAAGGAGTAAGATATGAAAACAATAAGTCAATATCGGGAAGACATCAAATCCCTGAAAAAGAAAGGGGATGATATTGAGGCAAAGGCGACGGCGGAGAACCGCGATCTGACTGATGCGGAACTCTCCCTCATGAACGAAATCGGGGACGCGACGGATGACCTGATGAAAACCGTTGCAACACTGGCGCGGCGGGACAGGACGGCCAAAGCGCTGGAAGCCCCGGAAGAAGCCTTGACCATTCAGAAAAACAAAATTATGGAGCAGCCCGTAAACAAGGATCGGTTTTC